GAAGACACAAACGAATCTTTAGAAGAGGACGAATCAGAAAAGGAAGAAAGTGGCAACACTACTCCTGCAGCTCCTATTCATGACGAACATGAAGAGATCTCTGAGACTGATGAGTTATTTAGATCTAACGAAAAAGAATTACTTGACGTAAACGAAGACGGTAGACAAACATTATTACTCAATGATTATAATCAGGCAGAAAGAGATCGAATGATTATACCATACGCTAAACTTAAGCAATATAGAGAGCAAACACGAGCTCGTCAGAATAGGTATTGGAAAGAGACAGAAGTAACGTACAATGTTCGTGCTAAATGCGCATCGTATATGAAAGATGTAAAGAAAGCGGTACAACCTGCAGTAAGAGAATTTGAAATGAAGAAAGCTGCTTATCAATGGCAGAGAGCATCAACTGCAAAAACTGGTTCAATCAATGTTGATAAGCTATATTCTTATAAGTATGATGAAGATATATTCTCACGTGTTACTCAAATGGCTGATGCCAAGAGTCATGGTCTTATGCTCTTAGTTGATTACTCCGGTTCTATGCATAATGTTCTCGGTAATGTTATTCAGCAGACTCTACACTTAATAACCTTTTGTAAATCTGTTAATATTCCATTTAGTGTGCATGCCTTTACTACTTCGTATGAAAAGAAACAAACACGAACCGGTTGTATGGATTCCGATGATATGTCACTTATCGAATTGATTAATTCTGATTTAAATAAAAAGGATTTTGATGAAGCTGTATATAACCTAACGTTACGTCTTGTCACTGCTGGTATAATTGATATGTCTAGTGATGTACTAAATAATTCAAAGATACCTCATCTATTTAATCCTAGAGAATATATAGGTGCTTGTGAAGAATATGGTTCAACTCCTCTTAATCAAGCTTATATGGTTATGAACGATGTTGTTAAGAAGTTTGTTAATAGACATAAAGTGCAAAAGCTAAACTTTGTTACTATCACTGATGGCGATGCAAATAGAATATACACATCTCGTAATAAGATAAAGGCTATAGCGACTACACCGGCATTTCGCGACGGTTCGGCTATTAAAGTCCAAGTTGGTGGTAAGATTATCAATACTCGTACTGGTAAATTTATGACAACCGATTTATTAGATAATATTCGTAAGACCTATAATGCGAATACGATAGGATTCTTCATTGCTTCAAGAAGTTCTGATTTTAACTACAGAATTGTTGGTATTGAAATGGATAAGAACCCAGATACATATGTCGAAACACTTGAGGCTAAACGGCAAGCTGCTAAAGAATATAAAAAGTACAAGTGTGTTGAATTTAAAGATGTCTATGGTTACAACACTTACTATATGCTCAAAGGTGGAGATGGTGAATTAGATACTGTAGCTGATGAATTCAATCCATTAAATACTAAGTCTATAGGTAAAGACTTTAAGAAGTTTGCAAAATCTAAGAAAACAAATAAAGTGTTAATGCAAAAGATTGGAGCTGAGGTAGCCTAATGAATGAACCAACTATACTCGATTGGATAAAGCAAGACTTCTCTAGTAACCCTCGAAGGTTCATTATTGAAGTCATTGCATGGATTCTAAGCATTAGCTGTAGTATCACTATGGCAATCACTGTACCTAATCCACCCTTGATTATTCTATATCCAATATGGATTACAGGATGTACACTGTATGCGTGGGCAGCATGGTCACGAAAGTCAACAGGCATGCTGGCTAACTATATGCTACTTGCATCTATTGATTTAATTGGGTTATATAGAATGGTTTTCTTATAACAAAATGATCTAAATAAAGTGAAAATAAAGGTATACAATTACAGCTACATGTGATATAATATACTTTATAAATTAATGAAACAGGACTTATATTATGAAAATCTCTACAATGACTATCCTGAAAACTCTGGCTAATAACTACCCAGATACTACGGTTTTTCGTAAGAACATTATCGACACTACTGCTCGCAAAATGGGTTACACTGGAAAAGATTTTGATTGTCTTATGACAAAAGAGAATCGAGTTAAGATTGGTTCTTATGACCTTTCTGCTGTATTACCAAAACCAACTGTTGAAGCTTCTCAACCAACGGCTGTAATGTCTATGGTTGCTTCAGTTACGAATTCTGAAAAGACATTAGTTGAAGTTGATCCAACATTTGTTCCATGGGGACCATTTGCTGATATAACTAAAATTCTTAAATCTCAAATGTTTTTTCCAGTCTATATCTCTGGGTTGTCAGGTAACGGTAAGACGTTTATGGCTGAACAAGCTTGTGCTAAACTCAAGCGTCAAGTCATTCGAGTTCAAATCAATCCTGAAACTGATGAAGATGATTTGATTGGTGGTTTTAGACTTATAAATGGAGAGACAGTTTTCGCTAAAGGTCCAGTTCTAAAAGCAATGGAGTCTGGTTCGATTCTCTTACTTGATGAGATTGATCGTGCTACTAATAAGATTATGTGTCTTCAAGGTATTCTTGAAGGTAAACCAGTCTTGGTTAAAAAGACGGGTGATATTGTCAAGCCTGCTCCAGGATTCAACGTTATTGCTACGGCAAATACAAAAGGTAAAGGATCAGAGGATGGTCGCTTTACAGCTGCTTCGATCATAGATGATGCATTCTTAGAACGATTCAATATCTCTATTGATCAAAAGTTTCCTTCTAAATCAATTGAAGAGAAGATCTTAAACCGCCACTTTGAGAAGTTTACTAGTAAACCTGATATTGACTTTGTTAATCATCTTGTCAATTGGGCTGATATCATTCGTAAGACTTTCTATGATGATGGCATTGATGAAGTTGTTTCGACTCGTCGATTATGTCACATAGTACAAACATTCTCAATCTTTGATAACAAATCTAAGGCAATTGATCTTTGTATCTCCCGCTTCGATGACGATACTAAGGAAGCATTCTTAGATCTCTACTCTAAAGTAGATGCTGGAGTCATTATCGAGCCACTTGATGAGCATGACCCGATGCGACATACAACTCATCATAGCTACTAATTAAACATAACACATAGGATAATATAATGAAACAAGATACACAATTTGATGTAAACAAATATAAGTTCAGTGAAGGTCAGCTACTCGAAGATTTAACTGCTTATATTCAATCAACATATTCAGAGCACTATTCGAAGAACAAATTCCAATCCACAGAGTTCATTATCGATTGTGGCCATGGAGAAGGTTTCGCTTTAGGTAATGTACTTAAGTATGTTCAGCGATACGGTAAGAAAGGTGGCAAGAATCGTGCAGATCTCTTAAAGGTATTACACTATGCAATTATTGCTTTAAGCGTACACGACCAAGAGATCGAAAAGCGAGCAATCAAATCAATAGAACCTGATGTGGATATGGATCCATATTGGGATGCTCGAGCTAATGACCGCTTAAATTCTCATTACGGCCAACCCAAAACAGGTACTAGAGATAATGACAGTTATCGCCAAATGCCCACAGAATTCTTATAAAAATAACAGTTTACATTTGCACTAAAGTATGATATAATATATAATCTTAAACAGGAGAAACAGTATGACAGTAAGTATTTCAAATGATACTCTATCTGTACTCAGGAACTTTTCAAGCATTAATCCTAATGTTGTGTTAAAGCCTGGACAAGAAGTTAAAACAATTTCAGAAGCCAAGAATATTCTTGCAGTGGCTGAGATTGCAGAAGACTTCCCTACAGAAATGGGCATCTACGATCTTAATGAATTTCTATCGGTGGTGAATCTGGTGAATGATCCCAAGCTAAACTTTGGTGATAATCATGTAGATATCGTTGGTGGTAACTCAAAGGTTAAGTATTTCTTTTCGGATTCAAGTATTTTAACGACACCTCAAAAGGACATTACCATGCCCAGCTGTGAGGTCGAAGTATCATTTACCCATGATACCTTGTCGCAAATCCGTAAAGCCGCATCAGCATTAGGTCACAGTGAAATGTCAATCACTGCTACTGATGAAGGTGTAAATATTAAAGTATTTGACTCAAAGGATAGTTCAGCTAATATATATAATATACAGCTTGCAAATGATGCTGGTTACACAGAAGGTCAATTCGAATTCGTAATCAACATCAACAACTTGAAGCTGCTAGATGGAGACTATGAAGTTAAAATCTCATCTAAACTTATTTCCGAATGGAAAAACACAACCCAAGCTGTAAGATATTACATTGCCTTGGAAAAAAATAGTAACTATAACTCTCAATAGGAGAACAACATGTCAGAAGAAAACACAACAGAAGTGCAAGAAGAGGCCACAGAGGTTCAATTGTCATTTGCTGATATCGCCGCCGTAGTACAAATTATCGATATTACTACAAAGCGTGGTGCATATGAAGGCGCTGAACTTGAAAGCGTTGGTAAAGTACGTAATCGCTTTGCCGCATTCGTAGAAGCTCAGCAGGCTGCTCAAGAACCAGAAGCTGGAAGCGCTACTGCCACAGACGAATCAGGTGATCCTGTCGAAGTCGAAGAAGTCTAATTTAAAACAAACTAAAGGTCTTATATAATGGTTACAAGTGAAAAGCAATTGCTCATCGAAGCTCTCAAAAAAGGTAGTGTTACCGTAACATTCACTAAGGTTAATTCTGGTGAAATACGTGTAATGCCATGTACATTAAATCCCGAGGTACTTACTGCTAATGGCATTGATACCGTTACTGTCGAAAGTCAAAAACCCACGAACGATCAAATCGTTTGCTGGTCTTTGGACAAAGATGCGTGGCGATCATTCAATGCTGATACAGTAGTTTCTTGGGAGGTCCTTTAATGAATGAATTTTTATGGGTAGAAAAGTATCGACCACAACGAATTAGCGACATAGTCTTACCTCGTATAATCAAAAAAACGTTTGAAGATATTGTTAAAGGAGGTGACCTACACAATATGCTTCTTACCGGTACAGCCGGTCTTGGTAAGACTACTGTAGCTAAAGCGTTATGCAAAGAACTCGATCTCGATTATATTCTAATCAATGGATCGGAAGAAGGCAATATCGATACGCTACGCGGAAAGATCAAAAAGTTTGCATCAACAGTTTCTCTTCAGGGTGGCTACAAAGTAGTCATCTTGGATGAGGCAGACTATCTTAACGCACAATCAACACAACCAGCACTTCGTGGATTCATTGAAGAATTCTCTTCTAATTGCAGATTTATTCTAACGTGTAACTTCAAGAATCGTATTATTGAACCACTACATTCTCGATGTACACCAATTGAATTCAATATTGCTAAGAAGGATCATCCAGCATTAATGGCTTCCTTTATGGAAAGATGCGAAATGATACTCAAAGATGAAGGTATTGAATATGACAAAGCAGTCATTGCTGAAATCATTATGAAGTACTGTCCTGATTGGCGTCGTGTTCTTAATGAACTACAACGTTATTCAGCGTCAGGTGTAATTGATTCAGGCATCTTAGTTTCGATATCAGAAGTAAATATTGAAACTCTTATGAAGTCTCTTAAAGGTAAGAACTTTAAAGGTATGCGTCAATGGGTAGTTGATAACATTGATGTTGAACCTGCTGCACTATTCAGACGTATATACGACAACATGGGTGACTATATTGATCCACAATCTATACCTCAACTTGTTCTTATCCTCGCTGATTATCAATACAAGAATGCATTCGTAGCTGATCATGAACTCAATGTGGTAGCATGCCTCACTGAAATCATGGCAGGGGTTCAGTTCAAATGAACCCATTCGAATACATAAATGCCATCAACAATACCAAGAAAGACATCATGGTAGATGACATTGCTGAATCTAAATACACGCCGTTTATGGTCAATAGGAGCTTATCTTATTTCCCAGACACGGTGTTGTATGCCAACGAAATGAATATCCAACATCATATTGATAACCGCCTTCAATTTGATTTCTTTATAAATATAGTTAAGAAAAAGAAAAGGTTCTCTAAATGGTCTAAACCTGAAGAGATCTCTGATTTGAATGTCGTAAAAGAATATTATGGTTATAGCAATGAAAAAGCTAAATCTGTATTATCATTATTTACTGATGAACACTTAACTGAATTGAGAAAAAGGATGAACAAAGGTGGAAAACAATAATCAACAAACTAGCCCGTGGACACCAGCTGACATGCTGGAAGTCAACCTAAACGAACCTGATGATTTTTTAAAGATCAAAGAAACATTAACTCGTATTGGCGTGGCATCTCGTAAAGACAATAAGCTATATCAAAGTTGTCACATATTACATAAGCAAGGTCGATACTTTATCGTTCACTTTAAAGAGTTATTCTTATTAGATGGTAAGCCATCAAACTTAATTGAGAATGATATTCAACGCCGTAATACAATTGCTACGTTATTAAGTGATTGGGGTTTAGTCGAGATTGGTAGTGTTAACGCATTCGAAAGCCTCGATAAAGCTCCGTTAAGACAGATTAAAGTTATTCCTCATAAAGATAAAAATCTATGGGAACTATGTCCTAAATATAATATAGGCAATAATCCTAATTAGGAGATAGTAATAATGGCGATAAAAGATAAGTTTTCAAACGCAGCAAATGAAGCAGCAGGTATAATTGATGAATTGAGTATAGATCATCATATTCAAGAAGAATTTCCTAATTTGGCTTCTAGCAATGGAGAAGATGAAAATTTGAGTATGTCAGAGTACGCAGCAGCTGCTGGAATCACAGCAGGGCAGCCAATTAAATTTTCTGATATGTTTGGTTTGTCTAACTTTGATAAGTTTTATTTAAAGCCAGGTTACAGAAAGCAATGGTACAAATTAGACACCCGATTTGTCCTTTCTCCACACGAATCAACACAATATGGCTTCGGTAATAAAAACAACTATATACATTTCCCCTACGTGTACTCACGTAATTATGCACAGGCCGAGCTCGGGTTTGGACAAGTTAATGCGAATATTCCTGCTATTGGATCTAGGAATACTAATCTTAAAATTCCTGGTTATAGCAGATGTGATATTAAACTAATAGACCATGCCGAAGAGCTTGATGATGACAGTTCTACGGTACTATATACTGAAGGATATCCTGATATTAGACTAGATATCAAATCGTATGACGAATATCCTCGTTATACTTATGCAGCCCGCGACCTTAATCCTGACCTTTATGATCCTCATTGGAACTGGATGAAAATTACTGGTAGATGGGTCACTCGTTCTAATAACACTTTACAGTCAATTCCGACTAGCTATTACTTTTGGAGAGGCGGCTCCGAGGTGCAAACTGACTCCTATGCTTCCTATGGTGTCTCGAATATACAATCTTGGACGTATCAAGACGCCTTAAATAACCCGGGTGGTCTTGTGAAATGTAACCATAATCAAACAATCACTAATCCTAGAGTGAATAAGATCTTTGAGACTGTCATGCCAAACGGTATATTTAACTCTAGGAATGATGATGTATTATATTGGGATAAGCCTACAACTATGGAAGAGGTCGCTGATAATTATATAAAATTTTTTGGACTGTACGGCACACCTAACCATGCGCCGATTTGGGGTACTAGATACGCAGATACTGATAATCGTCGTGACTTTAAGTTTTTCCCAGCTGGGTTCCACAACGTCTCTTATTTTGGTGGTTCTGGTACAAAATCATACCGTTGGGTTGTACCTCAAGACGGCAGTGATAACTTTCAAGTAATGTATGGTAATGCTAGAAAATTTTCTGATGTTAGGTTTAGTACTAATGCAGAACACGCGGATAATGAATATACTATAGAATTTCTTGTCGATCATGATGAGAATCCATGGAAGTCGGCTAATACTGATGCAGGCGAATATTTTAAATATTTTTAAATATAAGTGATCTAAATATTATATTTTTTACTAAAGTATTTTCACATAAGTATTATACTTTAGTATAAATAAAAATGAACCGCTGAATATTCAGGGTTCTATTACTAACCTTGCTAATTTAAATAGGAGGTCAAAAAATGACTAATGCAAGACTACACGTACCACGTTCACTTTTTCTCGGATTCGAAGGTTTATTTGACGATTTAGAGAGGATTCATTCTTCTGCGCGCAATGGGGATAACTATCCACCTCATAACGTTGTGAAGATTGATGATGAGAATTTCCTCATTGAACTAGCAGTTGCAGGCTTTACTGAAGACGACTTAAACGTTGAAGTAAAGGAAGGCATACTGAAAGTTGCTGGAGAGATAAAAGACCAAGGGAATAATGAATACGTTCATAAAGGCATTTCGTCTCGCAGGTTCGAGAAATCATTTAGGATTTCAGAATTTGTAGTAATCGACGATGCAGATCTAAGGAATGGCATACTTGTGGTGAAAGCCAGAGTTGAATTTCCAGAAGAGAAGCGTCCTAGGAAGATCAATATCGGATCTGCTGGGACCTCAACCGAAAAAACCTTTATCCAAGATTGATTCAGTTGAATACCAGTAGAATTAACTAATCTACTGGAGAGAATTATGAAATATTTAAACCAAGATTCGATTAAAGATGCTGGCGATAAGTGCAAACTCTGTGCTACTATTGCTACTTTCATTAGCGTGCCATATTTGTTAATATGGTTAGTTGCTGTAAGTCTTTAATCGTAACACCCTTCGATAGGCGACTTCGGTCGTCTATCACCTTTCAAAAATAACAGTTTACATTTACGCTAAAGTATGATATAATATACTTCTATTATGAAAAGGTGACTATGAAATTCTATACTAATGTAACTCGTTATGGCAATCAACTACTCGTTCGTGGCTATGACGGTAATCGGCGATTCGCTGATAAAATCAAATACCAACCAACACACTTCGTATCGACAAACAAACCTACTGAATGGCAATCTCTATGTGGTAAACCCGTAGCGCCTATCACACATGATTCTATGCGTGAAGCTAAGGATTGGATTGAAATGAACAGTGGCGTCGTCGGCCGTAACATTTTTGGCAATGATCGATATATCTCTACGTATATCAATGATGCATATCCAGGTCAAATCGAATTTGATCGTAACAAGATTAACGTAACTACAATCGATATCGAAGTTGAATCTGATGATGGATTCCCTGAACCTGAATCAGCAGAAAAAGCAATCATATCAATCACAATTAAAAACAATATCGATGATACATATTACGTGTGGGCTCTAGGTGAATATGACGTAGAAAAGACACTTATGAAAGACCACCCTGTTATCTACAAACGGTTCATCAATGAAGCTCAACTGCTTATGGCATTCACTGACTTCTGGCGTGGTCCTAATTGTCCTGATATCGTAACTGGTTGGAACTGCAGATTCTTCGATATTCCATATCTTGTCAATCGTACAACCAAAGTCCTTGATGCTGAATTCGTTAAACGATACTCTCCGTGGGGTATGGTAGAATCACGTGATGTCACTCAGATGGGTCGCACTCAGCAGTCTTATGAACTTAAAGGCATAGCCATTATTGATTACCTCGAGCTCTTTAAGAAGTTCGGTTACTCTTACGGTCCACAAGAATCATATAAACTCGACCATATTGCTCACGTAGTTCTTGGTGAAAAGAAACTATCCTACGAAGAACATGGAAACTTGCATACTCTCTATCTAAACGATTATCAGAAGTTCATTGATTATAACATCAAAGATGTAGAGTTGGTTGATCGCTTCGAAGACAAGATGGGTCTTATTACTCTATGTCTCACAATGGCATATAAAGGTGGCGTTAACTATAATGATACCTTTGGTACAACTGCTATATGGGATTCAATCATCTATCGTGAATTGTTCCAAAAGAAAGTTGCTGTTCCATTCAGTGAAGTCAAATTCAAATCACCGTATCCTGGTGGTTATGTTAAAGATCCACAAGTAGGCCTTCACAAATGGGTTGTAAGCTTCGATTTGAATTCACTATATCCATCATTGATTATGCAATATAACATGTCACCAGAAACAATCATCGAAGGCGAACGATGTAACGTTGACATTCAATCATTGCTTGATAAGAAAATGACATTCGAAGGTAGCGGCAAATCGATTGGTGGTAATGGTCAAGTCTTTCGAACTGATAAGAAAGGCATCTTGCCTGATATCATCGATGGCATGTATACCGAACGTGTTGGAATCAAACGTCAAATGCTTGATGCTCAACAAGCGTTACAGAATGCTGACAAGACTGATAAGCAAACCATATACAGTATCGAACGTGATATTGCCATTGCTGAAAACAGACAGATGTCTATCAAGATTCTTCTAAACTCTCTTTATGGTGCACTCGGCAACAAGTACTTCAGATTCTTTGATCAACGTATTGCTGAAGCTATCACATTGTCAGGTCAGCTATCGATCAAATGGGCTGAAGTTGCAATCAATGATTACCTTAACAAAGTACTTAAAACAGATAAAGATTATGTCATTGCAATCGATACCGATTCGCTTTATGTTAACCTAGACCCATTGGTAGAAGCTGTAAAACCTGCTAATCCTGTAGACTTTCTTGATACTGTTGCACAAAAGAAACTCGAACCAGCTCTTACTGAAGCATATACTAATCTATTCAATATGATGGGTGGCATTGAAAACAAGATGGTTATGGGTCGTGAAGTTATCGCTGATACTGGAATCTGGACTGCTAAGAAACGTTACATCCTGAATGTACATGACAACGAAGGTGTACGTTATGCAGAACCTAAGCTCAAGATCATGGGTATCGAAGCTATCAAATCTTCCACTCCCATGCCATGTCGTGATGCTCTTAAAGACATCTTTAAGGTAATCATTGATGGTAGTGAATCGAAGACTCAAGCTGCAATCAAAGAGTTCAAGGACTACTTTGTGACACTACCTGCACATGACATTGCATTCCCGCGTGGTGTGTCTAAAGTCAAAGAATACAAAGACAACAAACTGATCTATAAGAAAGGTACTCCTATTCATGTTCGCGGTAGTCTACTCTATAACAAACGTGTTAAGGATCTATCTCTTACGAAGAAGTATTCACCTATCAAAAACGGTGATAAGGTCAAATTCATCTATCTTCGTAAACCAAACGTCATCAAGGAAAACGTCATATCGTTTCCTGATTACCTACCATCTGAATTTGTAATCGATAAATACATTGATTATGACTTACAGTTCCAGAAAACATTCCTTGATCCAATCGAACCGATCCTTGGTGCAATCGGCTGGTCTTCCGAAGAAAGAGCTTCCCTTGAAGACTTCTTTGGATAAAAAAAAGGTTTACTTTTACTTAAAACTATGTTATAATATACATTCAAACAACGGAGAAAACTATGCAAACTGTACAACTATTAAAACTCGTATCTGGTGAAGAACTCTTAGGTCGAGTATCACGTGATGACAACTCTAATTATCTAGACGCGGTATATACCATCACTATGCCAGTCACAATCGTTCAAGACGAAAGCAACATGGGCTTCGAGCCATTCATGCCTTATTCTGATTCTGATTCATTTGAAATCAGTGGTGATAAAGTTATTCTAGCAGCTAATCCTACTGTTTCGTTAAAGGATTACTATATTAATGCAACAACACCAGCTGAAACTGAATCAGTAATTGACTTGTCAGCAACATCAGGGATTATCGTATAATGAGTCAGAACTGGGTAAAAGATATTCACGAGATGCAAACAAAGTATGGCACTCGTGATTGGGTTAATGATAACCTTAATGCTAAGAAGAAGCTTCAAACCTTCCTTGATTTTCGTTTGGATTTTATTGAAGAAGAATTCGAAGAAACACTTAAAGCAGTTCATATCGATAAAGATCCTGAAGAAATCGTTGATGGTCTAATCGATATATGTGTTGTAGCAATTGGCACACTCGATGCATTTGGTGTTGATCCTTATAAAGCATGGGATGAAGTACATGAAGCTAATATGGCAAAAGTGATTGGTATTAAACCGTCACGTCCTAATCCACTTGGTGTACCAGATCTGGTTAAACCTGAAGGCTGGATGGCTCCAAACCATGTAGACAATCATGGTCTATTCACACATGTCGTAACTGAACAGTTAGGTTTATTTGATGACAATAGCACTGACAATATTTGATAGCATATATGATAACAGTACTTCTAAACGAGTTGATTATAATAACTTTGATCAATTCGAACAGATACTGTATAAGCTAGCAAACGAAAAAACATTCAAGCAAAAGAAAGATGCACCTCTTATCTCTCCAGCAACCTACGTTGAAAACTCTAAACGAGCCAATGCCAACGTAGTTGCTTGGGGTGGTTTTGGTATTGTTGATGTTGATGATTACGTAGGTAATGTTGAAGACATCCATAGACAATACGAAGAGTATCGATACGTATGCTATTCAACTGCAAGCTCTACCAAAGAGAATCCTAAGTTTCGATTAGTATTCCCTTTGACTAAGTGGGTTGATAGTGAACAGATCAAGCATTTCTGGTATGCACTGAATAAAGAGATTGGTGATATCGCTGATGTTCAAACGAAAGATCTTTCTCGTATGTATTATATTCCAGCAACGTATGAAGGTGCTTATAACTTTATCTTCTCTCATGATGGTAAGGTTATGAATCCTGATGAGTTAATGGAAAAACATCGATACATATCTAATAGTAGTGATTCATTCTTTGATAGACTACCTCCTGCAATTCGCGAAGGTTTGATTGAACATCGTAAGCAACAATTAAATAATACAAACTTCAGTTGGTCTGGTTATGCAGATTGTCCTTTCGTAAACAAACGACAAGTTGAAGAGTATAAGGCTATCACTGGTGGTGGTTGGTATTATAAGATGTATCAGATTATGGTTTCTACAGCAAGTAACGCTATGAAACGTGGTTATCCAATCACAGCTCAAGAGATCGCATATATATGTCGTGACCTTGATAATAATACAGGCATGTGGTATGGGTCACGCGATCTAAATAAAGAAGCAGATCGTGCAATTGAGTATATCTTTAGGAGTAACATATGAAACGTAACAAATACTGGAGACTATGGGCTAAGTCTCTTGGTGAAAAGGTTGGCACTACAGATCGTGAAGCCGATCATATAGCCATCATACGAAGTACCGTAGTCCTAGTCAATTTCGTAACATGTTTCTTTATTATCGCAGGAGTGATACATCAATGGTAGAATTATTCACGTTTATTATTTGTTTTGCAATAGGTCGATTTGCGTGGTTTGTCGCATGTCAACTAACTAATTATTTTGATGGTAAGGAGATTAATAATGACAACAGTAAGTAAATTTATCAATCAAATTAATAATCATAGATATGTCGTAGATGAGTGGTTACTCAATGCTTTAGAACAGGAGTATCAAAAAGGTTCTTATAGCAATAGGGACAATGTTGAAGCATTGGCTCTTGAACTTACGCTATATAAAGAATGCGGCTTTAGTAGACCATCTACATGGAGATATGACGTCAAACTATCTGAATCGTTATTCATTGATTTAAAACGTCGTCCAAAGTGGTCTAATAATATATCACTATCCGGTAAAGGTCACTTGGAAGAATCTCATCGACTAGGTCAACTTACTCATATTGTAAGCTATACTCAAAACATTGAGAGTAATTATAAGATAGGAGATCTTCTTACATTTGATGCTGATGGTTACTTACCAGTCATGGAAGCATTAAACGTTGCACGGGATACGATGAGCTCTTACAAATTACTTGATAAAAAACGTTTACATTTGCGCTAAAGTATGATATAATATATGTATATTAACGAGGAATATTAATAAATGAAAGAATCTTTAAAAGTATTACAGGAATGCGCTGATCTACAGCTCAAAAAATCTAATGATTACCAAAACCCTAACTCAAACATTGTTCAAGCTGACTACTATCCACGTGGTGTTGCTACAATCCTTGATACAGTATATGGTAAAATACTCCGTATGTATTCAGTTCTTGAAGCAATGGAACATGATAAAGATTATAATCCCAACTTTGAATCGCTTGAAGATTCAGCAAAAGATCTAATCAACTATAGTTCATTCATTGTTGCTTATATCCGTGGTGAAGTTGAAGGCCAATCAAATGATCGTGACTTCTTGAATCGTAAAGTAGAAGTTAAATCTTCTAATAAAGGAACATGGGATAGCTTCTTTGATAGTCATTGGTCCTCAGATGATCAGGTATGGCCTGATGAAATGCTAGACCTAACTGTAAATAATGGTAAATGCGAAGATCCTTCGCTACGTGTAAGTGGTGTTCCATTGCCAATTGATTCTGATTCAGTATACTTTCGAAACTTAAACACTGAACCAACTTACCTTGGTGATAACCATTGGCTGCGTAGTGATGGTACAACATTCGAGAATGCACATCGACCTAAACCTAAGGATGCTAAATAATGATAATGCAAAATGTTGAAGATATTCGTCAATACTTTGTTGATGAACTAGAAGCAGAAAACTTTACAACTGATCGTACCGGTTCTAAAACAATTGAGCTACTTGGCGCATCATTTATTGCTGATGAAAATGCAATCTTCGGTACTCCAAATGAAGACTACATTCAAAAAGAACTTGAATGGTATGATAGCGAATCGACTAATATCTATGATATATCGAATGAGCCTCCTAAAGCATGGAAGATGACAGCCAATGATCATGGTGAAATCAATTCAAACTATGGTAATCTAATCTATAATGCTAAACACTACAAGCAATACTATAACGTATTAAGTGAATTGCGTGGCAATGAGGATTCACGCCGTGCATCGATGGTATATCAACGTCCTTCTATATGGGTTGATTATGATGCTAATGGTAAGAATGATTTCATTTGTACGAATGCAGTAACGTATTATATTCGTGATGATCAACTTCATTGTGTAGTTCAAATGCGATCTAATGATGTGGTCTTTGGTTATAAGAATGATTTCGCATGGCAAGAACATGTGCTATATCACTTATGTCAAGATATAAATGACTTTCAAGGTAGACCACCAATTACAGTTGGTAATATCCATTGGCAGGTTCAGAATCTTCACGTATATGAGAGGCACTTTGATCTTGTCAAATAAATGGGATAAACGTTATATGGAATTGACCGAGGTGGTAGCATCTTGGTCAAAAGATCCATCAAAGAAAATAGGTGCCGTAGCCATTGGTTCTAAAGGTCAAGTATTGGCTCAAGGATTCAATGGCTTTCCTCGTGGCATCGATGATACTGATGAGCGATTAAATGATCGTTCTAAGAAGTATAAGTATGTCGTCCACGCTGAAATGAACCTCATATATAATGCTACGTTCAATGGGATATCCCTTGATGGTTCAACCGTTTATATACATGGTTTGCCTCTTTGCTCTGAATGCGCAAAGGGTCTTATTCAAATCGGCGTGAAACGAATCGTAATGTGCAAAAACTCATTAGAAAACTCTGATGAAAAATGGCTAGAATCATTTGAGCTCACTATACAATTACTTAACGAGGCAGGAATACATTGGAAAACCATATAGATACTAACACAACATTAACTCACGTGAGCTACTCTGATCCAGTCAAATCTCTCACATAAAAAAACTGATATAAAGGAGAAAATTATGTCAAAAATTAATATCGCTATCGCAGGCGTAGGTAACTGTTCATCGGCACTTATTCAAGGTGTCCAATATTATAACGAAAAACCAGAAGACACTATCGGCTTGATGTTTCAAGACATTGGTGGTTATTCAGCTCCAGATTTTAATTTTGTAGTTGGCTTCGATGTTGATTCACGTAAGGTAGGTCGACGATTAAATACTGCAATCTACGCAAAACCCAATTGTAACATGGAAGTATTTCCTCCAGGTCACGACATGAGTTGTATTGCTAACGAATCAGTAGTATATCGATCACCAACCCTTGATGGTATTGCACCTCATATGAATGATCTAAATGAAAATATTTCGTTTTTAGAAGATACAGAAACAGCTCCAATTACTGCTTCTGAATATCGTGATATTCTTAAAGCTCGTAATGTTGACGTCTTACTTAACTATATGCCAGTAGGTTCAGAAGAAGCAGCTCAATGGCATATCGAAAATGCTATTCGTGCAGGAGTACATGTTGTTAACTGTATGCCAACTTATATTTCTACTAAAGACGCTATGGAATTAGAACAGCTTGCTATCGAACACGGTGTAACAATCGTTGGTTCTGATATGCGTTCTGATTATGGCGCGTCTCGTTTATCTGAAGTCCTTCAAGGATCTATTATGGATTCAGGTCTATTAGTTACTCAACATATTCAAGAAAACAAAGCTTGTGGTACAACACAAGGCGATATGCGTAGAACTGGACGTACTGCTAATACTGATTTTCTAAACATGGCAACTAAAGATCGTTTAAAGAATAAACATATCTCAAAAGAAAATGTTCTTAATGGTCAGGCTGCAGTACGTGGTAAAGATATTGCTGGTCTTACAATGTATGCTGGTCCATCTCTTACAGTTTTCCAAAAACCAGGTGATGAGTATATTGGATCTGATAATAAGATTGCTAATATCGATATGGTGTTTTGGGGTTGGGCAGGAGCTCGTTATGAATTGACTGCTCGATTATCTGTTCAAGATTCTCCTAACAGTGCTGGTATCGTATATGATGCTATTCGATTCTGTAAAGTAGCGGCTGAAATGGGTATTGTTGGTTACTTACGTGGTCCATCAGCATGGTCACAGAAGACTCCACCTCAACAGCTTAAAACTGCAGATTCTAAGTTCGAATGTGATGCATTAGCTCGTAGAGTTCTAACTGATATTACTCGTCCACAACTTAAAGAAAATAATCCTAAAGTTGAGAACCTAACTTATACATTCCAATCAGGTGAAAATGATTATGACTAAATTAATTAACACTTTTGATATAGTATATCAAATTAACACTTTTGATATAGATGGTGTAATATATTTTGGTGAAGAATTTACAGGAGTAAGACCTGGAGAAAATGATGTTATTATCACAGGTCGTTCATATACACAACGAGAAGAAACAGAAACTATGCTTAAATCTCGCGGCATATATAATACTGTTATGTATAATCCCATTAGCCGAGACCATGAGTCATACTCTAGAGAAGAAAGTGGTCGTCACAAAGCTCGTTGTATTGAAACTCTAAAAGAAACATATGATATTGGACTTCATTTTGAAGATGATCCTGTTCAAATCGAAGAAATCAAAAAGGTCCATTCAGAATTGAACGTAATTCATTTAGTAAGAGAGGGTCTCATTGGCTACTAATAACTATAACTATGATTGGTGGTCTTATGATAAAGACCTCATGCTTGATTTTAATCATTTCTTAAAGAAAATCAATGATAGAGCTGCTATTCAACAAGGCTTTACGACTGATCAATACGAAAATCTAAATCGCCACGGAGTAGTAGATTATGGACTAGGTGAGAACGTTGAGTACTTTCATCCAACTATTACTTTAGATGATCGTATGAGATTCATTGGTACTGAAATTGCAACATCCAATATGAGTGATACCAATATCGTTGGTAACACAATCATATCTCATTTCTATGGAGCTCGTGGTGTTCACTGGGTAGTATCAGGAAAGGAAGGAACCTTCGTTGATTTTGACCGTATTGCTGATGGTGATGATGACTATATTAAGTCTTTACGAAATAATGTAGATAAAGCTATTAAGAATAAACAGCCAATCTGGGGAACAACTGAACTTCATACTTCTATTCAAACATCTGGTAGAAACTATTGTCGTAAAAAGTATAATGATCCTGATCGTAAGTTTCATCCAGTTGATGTGAGTGAATGGGTTGCATCTTTTAAAGATTCTAAAATCATTGAAGGTATGTTAGCAGCAAAGGATCTTTATGAAGTGTTTACTCTATTGCGAACATTGCCTGGAGTTGGAGAATACTATGGATTCCATTGCGCAACTTCAACATCGGTTTTACCTCAAATGAAGTATCATCATGATCAACGATTTGTTGCTCCTGGCCCTGGTGCAGTTTATACGATAAAACTCTTATGGCCAAATGTTCCTAATAAGTATCTTGCTGAAGCAATTTATTTTATGAGAGAAAACGCAGCTGAAATTGGTTTGACTAAGGATGTTACATTCCATGAATCTGCATATAATATTGAATTAGACAATGGTTCACATTTATTTAAAGAACAACAGAATGGATTAAAGTACTATGGTACTGAGGTTCTATGTTGTCAGTATGGTGTATATCTGCAGATAAGAGATGACGAAAAAGCTTGCGGTCGAAGGAAGGTATCAAGAGTAAAACAACAGAATACCCTATCGGAGTTTATGTAATGGAATATCAAACATTTAAAGATGTTATTTGTAGAAAGGGAAGTGGTACTGATAGAAAAATGATAAATGATTGTATACAAAATTACAAATATTTTAATTTTACACCAGGATCGATTGTATTAGATTTTGGAGCTAATATTGGTGGATTTGCTCATATGTGTAAACATGATAACGTAGAGAAGTATGTTGGGTTTGAAGCTGATCCGGATAATTTTACAGTTCTTTCTAAAAATATTCCGGATCATGGAATAATACATCATGCAGCAGTATCGCATTTACATGATGACACAATTACATTTCATAGAACTCCAACAGAAAAAGGTGCATGCTCGGGTACAGTCACACCAAGTAGAAATACAATAAAAAAAAGATCATTAAAATATGACGTAACAAACCACTTCATCGATGATATAATAGAATTACATAAGCCAACGCATCTTAAAATGGATATTGAAGGAACTGAATTTGATTGGTTTAAACTAAATAATGGTAAAATACCAGAATGCATAAATGAGTTTGCTTTAGAATTTCATAATCATGAAAAGGTTTATAAATTTGTAGAATTGTGGTATAATACTATAGTAGAAGATTTTGATATTATTAACGTTGCTCATGCAACAGGGTTTAGAAATAACATACCTTTTGAAATACCAGAACTTGGTATTAAAGAAGAAAGGGGTGGAAAACTGTGGGGCATTGACATATTTATGAGAAGAAAATGAAGAATATAATTAATTGTCCATTTATACCAATAGCAAAACGTCATGCTTCTCATAGAGGAGCTCAAGGTGTTATATATGGTGATATGATTAAACAAAAATATGGCCATTGCGATGTTAACTATGGTGGTGAAATTGTAGATCATAATCAATATGACAACCTATGGGTATATCATGGCAGCGATTACAGTGGTGGTCTTAACATGTTTGGTGGTGTTTATGGGTTTCCATATGTTCAAAACACTGTTAACTTTTCTAAATTTAAAGGCCAAGTCTATTCTATAGGGATAGACTTTCCGCCATATCATGAAATGCTTAAGAATAAACTAGAATCAGCTAAAAGAGAAGTTCAACCTGAATGGGAACATGTTGATTTAGAAAATCTTAAAAGAATGCATGATACAGCAATAAGAGTCGATTATCCTAATCCAACTGATAAGCTTGTCATTGGTGATAGCCATTCTATATGTATGTACCGGCCTGGTTGGACAGTTAATAGTGTTCCATTCAAAACTCTTAACGGAGCTTTAAAAGAAGGATTTGATTCTTTTATTCCACATGATTATAAAGAACTTCATTGCTATTTTGGTAATATCGATGTGCGTCATCATATTATTAGATTAGAAGCTTCTATCATAGATTTAGCTGATAGATATATGGAAGAGGCTGGTAAATATAATGCTAAGATATATGAACTTCTACCAATTGAGAATGAATCTAGAAAAATACCACAATCAGGGTATCACAAAGGTCAACCATTCTGGGGTTCATGGCAGGAAAGAACTGATATTCGTAATCAGTTTAATGACTATATCGAAAAGGAATATGGCATCATACGATGGACTGATAAGCTCTATAATAATATTGGTGAGCTTGATTTTAAGTATATGGAAAAACCAAAGTCTATTCATTTATCTCGTGAATTCTATCCGTACTGGAATGGGATTCAATCTAACAACAATACACTAGAGGAATTTTTTTAAAATGGCAACTTGGGCAAGTATAGTACCACTTATTGGTGGAGAAACAATTGCAATGGAGAATGTGTTCGGTAAACGACCTGAGTATATTTTGTCATATAGTGCGTTTGCAAGTAATGATTCTCAAATACTGAATCACTATAATAATGAAGTACCATATCACGTGATTGATGAAGGTAATGGTAAGACTGACTATGTTGATATAGTCAATACAGTATGTCCATGTGCTGGTCTTTCTTCGTTATCTCCACAAGCCAATTCAAACAGTGCTATGAATAACTGGATGTATGAATCAGCAGAATATGTGTTGGGTAAGGTTAAACCTAAAGTATTCTGGGGAGAGAACGCACCAAGACTTGCATCTAAGATGGGTGAACCTGTTGTTAAACGTCTTCGAAAGATTGCTGAAGATCATGGGTATGTTTTTAGCATATATAAAACTAAGAGCATATTGCATGGTCTGTCACAAGTTCGAGACAGAACTTTTTACTTTTTTTGGAAAGGAGACCTAGTGCCACTCCTTGGCTACGTTAGTGAGCCACACATTACTATTGAAGATCATATCCGTTCTATCGAAAGACGCGAAGATGATCCAATGAACGTACTAACAAACGATAAAAAACCATCTGATAATCCTTACTATCGATACGTATTAGAAGTTATTGAGGGTGGTATTACGCATTCTGAGTTTCAAGATAAGATCGAAAAAACAACTAATCCAATGGGCTATATTGAAGATCATACTAATTATAAAGTTGTTGCTGAGTGGATGCGTGAACAAGGTTACGATAATGTTGCTAAGAAATGTGATAGACAATATCATAAGCTTAAAGCTGGTGGTAACATTATGCGTAAGACTACAGAGATTCCTAAGGGTAAAATAGGTGCCTTTGTAGGTCATATGCCAACGTGTCTTACTCATCCAGATGAAGACCGTTATTTAACTGTTCGTGAAGCTATGTCAATTATGAAGCTTCCAACAGATTTTCAACTGATAAATCCCAAAGCTAATCTAAATCATATATGTCAAAATGTTCCTGTTACAACAGCAGAGCATCCAGCGCGCATGATAAAGAAATGGCTTGAAGGAAATCTTGATTCAATTGAAACTAAATTCTTAGTCGAAGACAATAAGAAACGTACTTATGATTATGAAAATAAAGGTTTACAATTGGATGAATTTATGATATAATATACTATTAATCAACAAAGAGAAAACTATGCCTAAGGTAATTTTAAACAAAAACAAAACCAAAAAACCAATGCCGTTCGATGTAGCATTACGCAAATTCAGCAAGATCGTTGAAGAAGCTGGTATTTTACAGAAAGTAAGAGAGAAGGAATATTACGAGAAGCCAACATCAAAGCGTCGTCGTAAAGGAAAGGAAGCAGTGAAGCGTCAAAGCAGATTGAATGCAGAGAATCCAATGAACCAACGTAATAATAGGAAGTACTAATATGAGTGTTATGGATAAATTAAAGAAGAATTCTAAGATCAAGGAAACTTCTATTCTAAACGAAAGCATATTCTTTTCAGTAAAAGATCAAGTTGCAACTGAGGTGCCAATGGTTAACGTTGCATTATCAGGTGATCCAGATGGTGGTCTATCATCAGGTCTTACTGTACTTGCTGGTCCATCAAAGCATTTTAAAACATCATTTGCTTTATTGATGGCTGCAGCTTATCTAAAAAAACATAAAGATGCTGTTTGTTTATTCTATGATTCAGAGTTTGGTTCACCTCAATCGTACTTTGAAACATTTGGTATCGATGCGAGCCGTGTACTACATACTCCTATCGTTGATGTTGAGCAACTTAAGTTTGATCTAGTTGGTCAATTAGATAATATTGAACGTAAAGATAATGTAATTATCGTAATCGATTCAATTGGTAACCTTGCTTCTAAGAAAGAATTACAAGATGCTAAGGATGAGAAATCAGTTGCTGATATGTCTCGTGCTAAAGCTCTTAAAGGTCTATTCCGTATGGTAACACCATATCTAACAATGAGAAACATCCCATTGCTAGCTATCAACCATACATACCAAGAAATGGGTCTATTTCCTAAAGCAGTTGTTTCAGGCGGTACGGGTATCTATTACTCAGCCGATAACATTTGGATCTTAGGTCGTCGACAGAATAAGACTGGTACTGAAGTAACTGGTTATGACTTTGTTATTAATGTGGAGAAATCAAGGTTTGTTAAAGAGAAATCTAAAGTGCCTATTCAAGTTTCTTGGGATGGCGGTATTGAGTCTCATTCAGGTTTGCTTGATGTCGCTCTTGATGGTAATTACGTTGCTAAGCCTTCTAATGGTTGGTATTGCCGTGTTGATCGTAGTACCGGTGAATTGGTGCAACCAAAGGTTAGGGAAAAAGAAACTCTAACACCAGAATTCTGGGAACCTATCTTTAAGGATACTGATTTTAAAACGTATCTAACTGAGAAATATCAAATAGGTGCTAAACAATCTAATGAAAAAAACCGTTTACAAGAGGATGAAAATGAGTTATAATAGTATATCTGAAAGCGATTATGGATATGTCGAAAATCCAGAATCTGATTTATATGGCGTCAAGTTAAGTTCTGGCAAATGGAAAAACGTTGTTGTAATATACGGCAAAGTTTCTATTAGAGAAAATGTTGAATCTGGTATAGCTACGTTATCATTTACGTATCAAATTAAAGATTCAACTAACTCATATCAAATCGACGAACTCGAATCGAGTGAAGAGTTTAAGAATTACTTAGGTGATATCCTATCCCATATTATAAACAGCAAAGAGGAAGCAAATGAAAACACGATTGATTCAAGCATTGATTAAGAATGCTGAAGGTAATATTGCCAAGCATAAGTTAAACGTTGAAGTGTTTCTTAATAATCCATCTGGTGTAGCTGAGCATTCAGACTACATTGAAACGATTCAGAATGAGATCGATAAAGTTTCTCATTATGAAGACCAGATTGAAACTATTAACAAACACTTTGGATAATAACTAATTGAAAAATGAAATCCCAACACATATACTTAACCACTTACTTAATAACGAAGACTTTTGTCGGAGGGTAGTACCATATCTTAAGAAAGAATATTTTGAAGGCGAGCACACGATTGTATTTGATTTAATTACAGACTTTGTTCGTGATCATAATAAGTTACCTACGAGTAGAGTGTTGGAGATTGAAATCAAAAAGGTTTCAGCTCCTGATGAAACACTCACTCGAGCATATGACTTGATTCAAGAAATCTCAGTTAAGTCTGATATCGATACAGATTATCTCATAACTGAATCAGAGAAATGGTGTCGTGATAAAGCAATCTATGGTGCCATCATGAACTCTATTCAGATTATTGATGGTAAGAACCAAGAGATGACTGAAGGTGCTATCCCAGAAATTCTACAAGAAGCTCTGGGTGTGTCCTTCGATCAAGCTATTGGTCATGATTATATCAATGATGCTGATTCACGATTTGATTTCTATAACAATGAAGAAGAAAAGATACCATTTGATCTTGATCTGTTTAACAAGATGACAAAGGGTGGTTTACCTAATAAGACTTTGAATATAGCGCTAGCAGGTACAGGTGTTGGTAAGTCTCTATTCATGTGTCATATGGGTGCCAATGCAATATCTGAAGGTAAGAACGTATTGTATATCACAATGGAAATGGCAGAAGAACGTATCGCAGAACGTATCGATGCTAACTTAATGGATATACCTATCCAACAATTAGGTGAATTACCTAAGAATGTATTTGATGAAAAGATCAAAAAGATTGCAAAAGGTTCCATTGGTAAACTAATCGTTAAACAATATCCAACAGGTGCTGCTCATGTCGGTCACTTTAGAGCTCTACTCAATGAGTTAAAGCTTAAAAAGAACTTCACGCCCGATATGATCTTCATTGATTATTTAAACATATGTTCATCTGCAAGAGTTAAGAATACTTCAGCCAATAGTTATACCATTATCAAATCTATTGCTGAAGAATTACGTGGCCTTGCAGTAGAGTTTGATTTGCCTATTATGAGCGCAACACAAACAACAAGATCTGGCTTTGGTAATACCGATGTTGGTCTTGAAGATACTTCTGAATCATTTGGTTTGCCAGCAACGGCTGATCTTATGTTTGCTCTTATCTCTACTGAAGAGCTTGAAGGACTTAATCAGATCATGGTGAAACAATTAAAGAATCGCTATAATGATCCGACTAAGTATAAACGTTTTGTAGTCGGTATTGATCGGGCTAAGATGAAGCTATATGATGTAGAAGAATCAGCTCAAGATAATATCATGCAAGACATGGCTATTCCAGACAAGCCAATTAATAGTTTTGGAAACAATGAAAAGTCAGATTTTAGTGGCTTCACAATTTAGGATATATAATAATATGAAAAAGACCTTAGCAACATTAGCATTAGTAGCAACTGCATCAGTACAAGCTGGTCCATACGCTAAATACATTCACGTATTAGATTACACTGATAGTGAGAAAGATGATAGCACTGAGCATCTTCGTCTTGGTTATGAGACTGAAGGAAGCTTTTACGCTGAAGCTGGTGTAATTACGAATCATCTCGATCGAGGTGTAGCAGCTGAATTCGGTTATGTTTATGAGTTGGTTGAAGGGTTTACCTTTGATCTTAATTGGGAAGGTGTTAAGCGTGACAATAGTAATGATGTGATGAACGAAGATGGTGTTATTGAACATGTTGGTAGCAACAAGTTAGTTCATCAATTTGAAGCAGAAATTAAATTTAACTTTTAAAGGAGAATATTATGAATTGGTTAAAATCAAGATTAAAAGAACGATCAACAATGGATGGTGCAGCAATGGTAGCAGCTTGTGGTGCTGTTATTTTATTTGGTGATCTAGCACAACTATTCGCTATGGCGGGTGTAGTGTATGGTCTATTAACAATCTTTACATCGGAAGACTAATATGAAAGTAAATCTAGTTTCTTATTCACGAGTACCAGATGACAGTGAACTACCAGATGATATGCTACAGCTCGTAGCGTATTGTGCACGAGTATCGAATCCCAGTAATCAAAACAATACTGAGACTTCAGAGAAGCTAGTTAAGTATCTTATTAAGCATAAACATTGGTCACCTTTAGAGATGGTCAATGTTTGCTTAGAGATCGATACTACTCGTGATATTGCACGACAGTTATTACGTCATAGATCATTTACGTTTCAAGAGTTTTCTCAACGATATGCTAATCCTGATGAGGGGTTTGATAATATGTTTGAGAAGCGTGAAGCTCGATTACAGGATGAAAAGAATAGACAAAATTCTGTAGTGACTGATGATGAAGCTATTGCACATGAATGGTTTAGGATTCAAAGTCGAGTAGAATGGATGTCGATGAGATGTTATAAGGAAGCTTTGAAGTTAGGCATTGCAAAGGAACAAGCAAGAGCATTACTTCCTGAAGGTCTTACAAAGTCTCGTCTATATGTGAATGGTACGTTACGTTCATGGTTACATTATATTGACTTACGTTCGTCAAATGGAACACAGCTTGAGCATTGTGAGATTGCAAAGGCATGTGGAGAAGTTATATATAAACTATTCCCCATGGAAGAGGATTAACTAATGAACGACCACGATGATTTATTCTTTTATTTAGCGATAGCAATCGTGGTCGTTTATATGATAGTCTATTAGTATTACGCCCTCTTAGCTCATATGGTAGAGCAACTGACTTGTAATCAGTAGGTGATCCGTTCGATTCGGATAGAGGGCTCCAATTATTCCGCCTTAGCTCAGTTGGTAGAGCAAATGACTGTTAATCATTGGGTCGCTGGTTCGAGCCCAGCAGGCGGAGCCAATATATGACCTTGGACCGTTATATCAGAATGACTGCGCTGTAAAGACAGTCCCATCTTCAGGGCCCACCATATAACTAAAAGTTATAAGCCTTATAACGAAATAATCTAAATAAAAGTGAAATAAACCTTTACATCTGCCTGCAGCTATGATATAATTATCTTATAAATTAAACAAGGGATATAAAGATGAATAACGTTTATAGAGTTTTGAATAGAGATGTTAGCATTCGAATCAATCGAGATAACATTCCACCTAAGCGTTTTGAAGTTACTATCAACAACAAAATCTTTACTTACGGTTACTTACCAGATGCTGTTGATAGAGTTAGAGAAGCCGCACCAGAGTTGATCGCTTCAAACTTAAAAGATATTATCAAAGAAAAGATCTGGTTCTAATAACCAAAAGTTATAACCCTTATAACGAAATAATCTAAATAAAAGTGAAAAAAAGGTATACATTATCATTTACATATGATATAATATACTTATAAATTAATCAAACAGGAAATACTATATTATGATGAATAACCTAGAAGCTCGTGACATGAAGCGTGAAGAAGAACTTTATCTTCAAGCTCAGTACGATAAAGAGATGGCCAACTATAGCGAGCCAGTTTCTTTTGATATGTGGAAAGCTGCCAAAGCAGTAGTTGCTAGATATGACAAGAAAAGTAAATAAAAGTGAAAAAAAAGGTTTACATTATCATTTACCTATGATATAATTATCTTATAAATTAATTAAACAGGAAATACTATATTATGAAATTATCTGCAAATATGATCAAAGCAATCGGTTCAATCAATTCATTAGAAGAAATGAATGATGTTATTGAACTGATTAAGTTAAAGCAAAAATCACTTAAAACTGAAATTCGTGCTAAAACTAGATTTTCTATTAAAGTTGGTTCTAACGTTATCGTAGAGTCACGTGATGGTGATATTAAAGGTGTGGTTGTTAAAATCAATCGTACTAAAGCTATTGTTGATATGAATGGTTCTAATTGGAACGTTCCACTTACTATGATCAAAGCTGCTTAATCGCAGCTTCATCCTCCTCCTTCTAATTATTGAGAAACGACTATATGAATTCATTCCAACTTGTTAAAAACACTCTTAATGATATTGCTACGGAAGACGCGATATCTCTTGAAGAAAGACTTAATACATATCGTAAGCTTATTAAGCGTTACGCCACTGATGAGCAAATAGAATCTTATGACAAAGCTTTAGGCTTTGGTTGGTATTTAACTTTTGCTGATAATGATTCTATTGAATTAGAAAAGCTAGGTCTTAAAAGTACTCTTGTTATATATCGTGATGGTTCATCTTCACGTGAACGTCGTCTAATATCAAACGTATAGGAATATCATTATGAATAAACGTACTTCAAAATCATATCAATTCACTGCTGATGTTAACGATATCAACTCAATGTTTAGAATCCACGAGTTACGTAACCACATTAAGAGCGTCAATCAATTATCCAGAGACTCAGTTGAGGGTCGTGGAATGGAATACAGAGTTGAAGTTCGTGGACGTCTAGGTAAGAACAACCCTGCGTACGAAGCATCATATAAGAATACTCGTAATGGCACCAGCTATATTCGTCTTGAAGACGCAACTCGATTGGATGTATACATATATGAAAGATACCAAGCCTAATTTAGAAGCTCGTATAGCGAAAGCTTTTGGTGTCACTTGGAGGGATCACGTGTTAGTTAAGTGTTCACGCTGCAAAGGCCTTATGAGTCATCATATAGTATCAGATGATGCCGTGTGTGTAGGCTGTGAAATTAAAGAGCGATGTGACTGCGGTGAACCACTAACTCAAGAGCATTATGCTCATATGACTAAAGGATATTAAAATGGATAATGATGTAACATTACTATATAACGGATTAATGACACCTGACGGAACTATTATAGAGTCTCGTCACCGTCATGATTATAAGACATATGAAGATGCTAATGGTAAATCATATATGATCGATGGCGGTACAGCTTATGTTCGATGCTCTGCTAATGGTGATGAGACACATTTATCTGTTTGGTCTAATGATGAACACGAGCTTATTCGTGAGCATGCTGAGTGGGGTACGTACGGTATCAATGGAGATCAACCTTTAGAGTATGTTAAGATTAAAGATATGTCAACCGAACATCTTGAAGCTTGTGTAAAAACACATCAAAGTCCTGGTCGCATGTCTAATGTATTTGTTGCTGAATTAAACTATAGGAAATCAAATGAAAGTTAAAATAGGTCCATATCCAGATCACAGATGGTATCATAATTACTTGCATGATTGGTTTGGATATTCGCCAAAAGCAAAAGTAAAAGTTAAGATTGATAAGTATGATACGTGGAGTATGGACACTACACTAGCTCATATCGTTATCCCTATGCTGTATCAACTAGCGAAGACTAAGCATGGATCACCTATGGTTGATAATGAAGATGTGCCTCTTGAGTTACGCACGACTCATGAAGATGCAATTGAGGAGCAGTTGGTTAGTCATGGCATTGATGATAGTGTTCATGAGCGATGGGATTGGGTAATGACTGAGATGATCTTTGCCTTTGAGTCTAAGTTGACCAACTGGGAAGATAAGTACTCTAGTGGTGAGATCAATTATGATAGTATTCCAGTTATAGGTAAAGATGGAACCGAGATTGGATACACTTGGGAAAAAGGTGAAGGTCATACCTACAAACTAGATATTGACGGGCTACATGCAGAGCAAGCACGTGTTGCAAACGGCTTTAGATTGTTTGGCAAATATTACGAAGGATTATGGGATTAGAAATTATGTTATTAGAATTTATGTATGGGTTTTTGTTATCATTTGCTATGATACTATCAATCATCACAGCCACTATTATAGTTACTAAAACTTTTTTGTGGATTAACCGAAGATTATAATCAATGCTTAGTCCTATACTGTGTACTCTTTGTTTAACGATGGCAGAACCAATGTCAACAATGGACAAACTAAGACAAGATTATGATATGGAGTGGACAATCATATATGGTAAGAAGTCATATTTCCATATTGATCTAAGCGATAAAGATTACTTTGAAATAACATTCACTAAGCATTTTTAATAGGACAATTATGATAACTTATAGCACGAATTGGATGGGTCCAATAGCAACACGATGGTATGAGGATAGAGATATTCCGTTTGAGATCAGAGAAACTTCTGGTAAAATACTGCCTAAAACTGAGTACAAACACTTCTTAGAATCGTATTCTTGTGGTCGCATAGATATATATGGATTAGATGAAAGTGAGCATTGGAGTGGTAAGTCTGAGTACAGTGTTGCTCCAATGCGAACTGAAGATTGGAATGCTTTTGGTGATTGGTTGGATGAGTTGGAAACTTACGAGTTGGCTACATACGAAGAACTGATCGATCAATTCGAGCATTACATCGGGAAAGCGATAAGGTGGGTAGAAAATGCAGACTCCTGATAGTTGGGTCGTACTGAAGATAACCGCAGAGACTGGTGTCATCTACAAAGTCTTAGCAGGATGGAGCGGTGGTTATCTTGATGGTGATTCTTGGCGATTGAATAGTGGCATTAGTATAGTCTTTGAGAGAGAAGATAGTGTAGACTTCTACGGTAATAGTGGATCACTGTATCGTTGTCGTAAAGGTTCTTACGGACTAAGAATGGGTACAGCAGGAATCTACAATGATATAATATCACGCTTTGGCGACAAAGTAGAGATGATGCCTGAAGACACAGATTGGAAAAATTTACTATGACAGATCCTAAAGATAAGAAACCTGAGCTTGATTGGACAGATGATGAGTACTATGAAGGCGCTTGGAGTTGGGTAGACGAGCTCGAGCTCAAATATGAAGACAATACATTGGAGGATTCATTGGTAGAACTGAATAACGTTAATCGACTTGAGATTATAGATCAAACTGGTCGTGCATATACACACCATCTAACCAAAAATGAAAGTGTTCGATATAGTCTACAGGATGATAATCGAACACTTAAAATATTTATTGCAAATATACTCGAGGTGATAAAGAATGACAATGCCTGATGAAAGAAGAAATGCCGTAAACATTACTAGGCAGTTTCTATTGGACTTACTTGATCCAAAGAAAACTCCGAGAGTACCGAGTGCAATAAGAAAGGAAGCTGGTCGATGTCTAAGACATTATCCAGGTGAATACTATATGGAGAAAGCTCGAGAACAAGCACCAGAACTATTTGGAGATTGGGACGATTACTACGTTAAAGATGAACAAGCGCCTGAACCATTCGGTGATGGGGGTGATTACTACGTTAAAGGTGAAGAAGTGCTTTCACCATTCGGTGATGGGAATTGGGATGCCCACATCATACATAATGATGGATGACTACTACGTTAAAGAGGAAAATGAGAATGAGTAAGTTTGTTTTAGTAGAATGTGTTAGTACTTTTCGTATGCGATATGCTGTAGAATTAAATGACGATGATCCAGTCGAATGGGCACTTGATACTGTAGTGATGAATCCTGATAATGAATTAGGTCAACAGCATCTTGGTGAACAAATAGTTTCACATCGAGTAGTAACAACTGATGAGATTGTCGAACTCGCTAAAGAAGATAGTCCTGTAGGTCATTGGTCTAAAGATGATGTATTAAATAAACTCACGAATAGAATTAAGGATGATGTATGAGTAAGTTAGGAAGCGAACCTTTGATGTTTAATCCCACTGCACCAGAACAAAATATAGTTCCGGAATATTGGGTGTTAATGAAAATGCAAGTCGATCGTGATGTATTCTTCCAAGGACCTAATATGGTTATCCTTGCTGGTTGGGGCGCAAAACAACTAGATATTCCATTTTCTGATGGGCGGTGGAGACGATCAACTGAGATCATCTCTATTACTAATTCAAAAGATAAGTATATAGTTAAGACTGAATCAGGATCAGAGTATATTCTAAATAAGTTAAGTGAGAAGGTACATCCTTTAGCCGAAGGTGCTTATAAAGCCATTATCGATCATGGTGGCGAACAAGTCGAAATGCTAAACTATTTTATGCAACCTGAGGATGGTGCGCTATAATGGATATCGCAACTCTTGTCATAGTTTTTATATGTGTTAGTGGTGCAACTATTACGGCATACTCTAAGGGTGTTATGAATGGAGCTGAAGCCACAATATCAATATTAGAAGCACAAAAAATTATAAAAGTTGACGATGATGGAGACATAAAACCGTATAAATAGTTATAATATTTAATATTTACGAGGCTCATAATGAGAAACTTTAATTCTTTTCAACGACATTTAGATTTACTTAATGAAAATCTTTCAGAACTGGAATATAATGGCAATGATAACTCATTCGCATTAGGAGTCTTAGAACAAATCGATTCTCAAATAAGCTCTATAAAATCTAATATCGAAATTGATGTTAGACCTGCTAAACAAAGTGGTAAGAAATTAGGCGTAAGTCAAACAATGCCTGATAAAGATAGAGAAAAATTCTCAGCACTCGCTCGAGATATCATAGACAAAACCGAAGATCTTACTCTTATGATGGGTAGTGTTCCAGGTGCACGTAAAGAAAAGGACTATGCATTTAAACATAAGGATATGAAAAAATATATCTATGTGAATAATAGGCCTGATGGTGCTCGTGGTGCATTAGGTGATGATCCTCATGAGCTTATGACCGCAGCTTTATGTCTATTTCCTAAACAGCATAATATAACTAATTCAGATGAAATGGATGCCTTAGTAGAACTCATACAAGGACAACTTAAAAATGTTAAAGGATATAAGCCAAGTCAAGTCAGCTCTTTAAAAGATGATTACGCCAATTTAGCCATGGCTGTTTCTGCTGCTAACTCGATTATTAGTGCTGGATACGGCAATGCAGATAAAGTATATCTTACAGGCCAAGCTTGGGATGACGATGTAAAACAGTTTCAAGTTACAAAGTATGGAATGAAAGATTTTAATTCATCTGATTTTATTATTAAAAAGGGTGATAATTTCCTTGGTGTGTCTTTAAAGAAAAAGAAAAGAAGTACTCAAGGTGATCCAACACTTATCAATAAAGCATTCACTACGTTACTTAGTGGAAAGGAATTCGATAAGTTAAGAAAGCAAATTGATAAAGATGCTGGTGAGTTCTATGTTCATGTAATCAATTTAGCTGCTAAGTTAAAAATACTTTCACCAGAGTTGATGCAAGACATTAAGAAGAATAAGCCTACTCCTAAGAATTGGAAACAATATATTCAAAGAATACCAAATGACTTAGTGAATAGAGTATTAAAAGGTAAGAGAACGCTATTCGGTGATATGGCTCAAACTGTTATTAACAATAGCGATCTGATCGCAAATCAGTTAGTTCAA